GGGACGATAATATCGTCACCATACACGAAAATACGGCGAGAAACGCGGTAAGCGTTCTTCGCCGTAACAGGGAGATTGTATTTCCGCAATCGAGCCGCTACACAAATTGTGTAGAAGTACATCGACTCGATTGGGAAACACAGAGCACTGCCCATAGAAGCAAACTTTGCAAGGTCGGAGACAAGTCTCCCATCAGGCAATTTTGCGTGGTTTGAACGACACGCCAAAACCGAATCCAGAAAATCCGGATTTGATTGAAGCATGATCTTCACAAGCGACAACGGAACTCGGTCACTTGCATCGGAAAGATCGATAGTTGCATACCGACCCGTTCGAGAACCACTCATAGCTAATGCTTGGTTAATAGTCTGATCATCGAAATTTACATGACCAGAACTACTAACATTTCTCTGAATCGCTAACACCAAGGATTCAGAGAGCGCTTGTTGAGCGTATTGCATACTGCAAGGCTCAGCGGCTATGATTCTAGGCCCTTTAAGTGTTTTTGGAACAGGAATAACCCTTACGGGGTACTCCTGATCCATTGTCTGAAAGTTAACGTCTCGAAGTTCTGGGCTATCAAAAGCTCCGATCGGAAGACCGAAACCCAAGATAGGGAACATAACTTCAAGCCTCTCAGGCCAAGACCTTACGACGTATTTCCGATTTCCGGAAAGACGGTCGGAGGTAGCGCCGGGGCCGTGCCGAGGGACCATTGTATCAAGGCATAAAGTAGCCAAGATATTGTCCCACAGCACAGAAGATACACGAGAAAACTCGTTTGTACCCTCTCTCGACACCGAAAACATCTTAAGGGACTGCTCAGTTGCGATGTACTTCTCCAGAGCTTGCTTCTCCCTCTCAGGAGAGCAAGGAATCCGAATCTTTTTGAAAGCGAGACAAATTTGTCTGACGCAATCAACAAGAAGATGGATAGGATCTGGAGGAGTTGAAGTTTTAACATCGATAATTCTCCCTGTCTCATGGTCAAAGATACGACTGACGATACCTTGCAAAAATGCAGGGATTCGTCCATGCTTCCGAAAATTTCGGAAGCATGTTGAGTCAATAAAACCGAGGTCGAGCGAGGACTCAAAGTCCTCACAGAACTTCGGAAGGGTAATCGTTAAAAACGACATGCCCTCATCTTTGACCCGTGATCTTATCGTTTTTAGATCACGTAAATCAGAGACTGACGCGGTACATCGCGAGCAAGTATCATAATAGATACTCGTCGCTAACTCCAGATGGTTACTTACGTTGCTTTTCAAACTACCTCCTTTAGGAGGAGAGTTTCAAGCCACGTAGTGATCTTCCGC